TTGCACCAGATAAAAAAGGTGAATCAAGAGTTCGTTCTTATCAGGCAACAAAGAATGAAGAAATGAGTTCTTACGAATATTGGAAGCAATTTATAAAATAATAAATAAGTATATAAAAGTACTTTTTGTTGCTAAAAATGAATAAGCAGGACTTGGATGCTTTAGCAAACTTGTATGAGGAAGTTTATTATCCTCAGGATGTAGAGCAACTTGATGAAGCACCTGGAGGCAAAGCAAGATTTTGGGACAGCAATATGGGAAGATTTGTTGCAAATACAGGTCGTGTTGCTGGTGATATCAGAGATACTCTTTATGGAGACCCAAGTGGTTCAGCATCAAGATTGGCCAGGCAAAGATTGGGGCAAAGATTAACTGGAAGATCAGTTACAGAGTATCCAGACCAAAGAGCAGCAAGAATAGAAAGAGCACAAAATGCTGCAATTGCTGCAGCAGATAAAGCAGAAAAATCATCAAGAACACCAGTACCAGGAACACAACCAGCAGATTCTCGTCCACCAAGACCAGCAGCAGGTTCAGGTTCAACACCTCCACCAAGACCAGCAGCATCCTCAACTGTCCTTGCAAAACAAAAAGGAGTTGAAGGAAAATTAGATAAAGCAACTGGTAAGTTTACTGCTGGTGCTTTTAGTGGTGCAGAGAAGTCCCGTTATGCAAGTGTTGCCGCACAAAATGCTGCAAGAAGTTCTGCATCATCAACTTCAACACCAAAACCCCCAACACCAGCAATCGGTAAGTTAGGGAATACTTCATTTGAAAGAAGAACACCAACTTCTGCTGAATTAAGAGCAGCACAAGGAGCAAGAGCATCTGGTGCATCACCAGAAAAGGCACTTCAAGCAGCACAAAAAACCAATCTTCCTACGACTGGTCCTACTCCTGCTGTTCCTGATGTGAAAAGTGCAGCAGCAGATTTGCAGAAATTCACTCCAAGGGATATGTCTAAATACCCACTAAAACCAGCAACTGGTATAAATAATACAAAACCCACTAAAACTCCAACTTCAGGAACAGGAGCAACTATGCAAAAGCAATCATACGAATGGTCATCTGCTAAAACTTTGAGAGATATTGCGAGAGCATATCAATCAGTTTATGAAGGTAAGGGTGATGGAAATCTTGCCAACAACTATCCTCCATATGATAAAGTAACTAGAGGAGATGTTATTGCTGGTGCTTTGGGTAAAGACCAAAAGGGTGGAAAGAAGATAAAGAAAGTAAAGGAAGAAATTGAACTCGTTGATGAAGCAACTGCAATGGCTAAGAGAGGTTATGATGAAACCGAAATTCGTAATAGAATTGCAAAATCAACAGGTGGTGGAGAGGCAGCAGATAGGGCAACTGAATTAGAAAACAGACCAACTTATGGTCGAAGAGGTGTAAATCCAACAGCAAGACAAAATCTTGCCAGAAAGCAAAGAGGTGATTTTCGTAAGACAACTTCTTCTGATTATGGTCTTCGTGGATATGCTCACAAGTCTGATGACCCTGCCGTAAAAGCAAAGCAGGCAGCAAGAGGAGCACAAAGAGGTGCTCTGACCCCTAGAGAGAAAAAGCAACTCAATAGAGAGGCATATGAAGCATACGAGTTTGTAGCATCATATCTTCTTGAAAATAACTTTGCATCAAGAATTGAAGACGCAAATGTAATTATCAACAATATGAGTGAAGTTTGGTTCAATCAAATCATGGAAGGTTGATATAATATTACAATTCATTAAGGCACCTTGACAGGTGCTTTTTTTATGACTATAATCACTCTGTTAGGGTTGAAGATAAGTTATACCTATAAATAACTTGAATATTATTAGGAACCCGAATGAGTTATGAGAACCCTTGGATATATCAAGGAAAGATATTTGAATCAGAAGATATCCAAGATTATTTTGGGTTTGTTTATTTAATAGAGTGCTCTCAGACCAATAGAAAATATTTGGGAAGAAAATACTTTTGGTCTTTTAGAACTCCCAAAGGAAAGAAAAGAAAAGTAAAACAAGAATCAGATTGGAAAAATTATTATGGTTCTTGTCCTGAACTCAAAGAGGATATAAAAAAATACGGAAAGGATAAGTTTCAAAGAACTATATTGTCTCTTCATAAAACATTAGGTAAGACAAACTATGAAGAGACAAGACAGTTATTTTTAAATAATGTCTTAACTGAGTCTCTTGACAATGGCACTCCTGCGTATTACAATAGCAATGTCATGAATCGATATTTCAGGAAGGATTATTTTAATGGGACTTCACATCAAGAAAATATGCAATGATACAATTGACGGTCATATTGATCGTATGCATATCTTGTGTGAAGAAGGAAGAACAAAAGATGCAGAAAGTGTCTATAGTGAAATTCGTGATTGGGTAATTCAAAAAGAAAATCTTGAAGTATTATCTCTTGATTATATTAATGGTTATTTTATGGATTTCTAAATACTGTAATATTATGAGACTTATAATGAGAATTTGATCATGACATTAGAGCCCAGGAAAGTGCCCTCCGAGAGGTTGGGTGTACCCCCTTTCTATTGGGATGTAGAGTTCAATTAATTTAAATGCAAAATTTCTTTACAGTAGCCGTTCCTCTAGTAGCAATGGTTACAACCAATACGGCAACACTGCCTCAAGTGTTTCCTCCTCCCCCTTTGAGTGGTCCTCCACCATTCTCTATTATCCAAGAGGAGCCTACATCAAAGACAGCAATCCGAGAGGTTGCACCAGAAAAGCCAAAAGAGAAAAGGTTAATTTGTAAAGGGTGTAATGAACATGAGAATGCTACCCTGGCATTTTTCCAGGATCGTGGTGTTAAAGACAGAAACGCCCTTGCTACCATCATGGGTAATATTCGTCAGGAATCAACTTTTATTCCTAACATTTGTGAAGGTGGTAGTAGAACCAGTTGGAGTAACTGCGGACGTGGTTACGGACTGATTCAATGGACATCTGCTGATCGTTATTATGGATTGGGTGATTTTGCTAGAAGATTTGGTGGTTCTCCATCAACACTTCACACGCAACTTCGTTATCTGACGACTGAGGTTCAATGGCAACGAATTGAGGACAGGATGAAAACTCCTGGTAAGTCTATCGATCGTTACATGGACTATGCGTATAGTTGGATTGGTTGGGGGCATCATGGTGCCCGCACTTCATATGCTCATGATTATGCATCCCGACTGATCACAGTAGAAGTTTAATAAAAATAGAATAATATGGGGAGAGATTTATTATTCTCCCCTTCTGATAAATGATTGGGTCGGGTTACGACCCTTATTATAAATACCTAAAAAGTATTAGTTTAATGGAAAAGTTGTTTAAGCAATTAAGTGATGCTCAAGCATCACTTTTTGTTCTATTTCAAAAAACTTGGATCTACCATTGGGATGTGGTAGGTCCTGATTTTCAACAACTTCATACACTCTTTGGTGAGCAATATGAAGCAATGTTTGAAGAAATTGATACTCTTACCGAACATATGAGATACTTAGGTATGAAACCAGTTAGTACTCTTTTAAGAGTTGTAGAAGTATCATCTATTGAACAAGCATCAAATAGTGCTCAGTCAATTGACGCAAATGAAATGGTAAGACAGTTGCGTGATGATAATAAGAAAATTATAGAAATATTTGCAGAAATTTCAGAAGAAGCAGATAGTCAAAAGCAATATGCAACTTCTAATTTAGTACAGAGTTTAATGGAATCTCATGGAAAATTTCATTGGATGTTGAGATCTTTTCTAGAATAAAAATCAATGTTATAATGTAAAAACTTGACAAACTAAGAAGGATGAATTAAAATGTTGAAGGTCAGATGCAAAATGTGTAACAAAGAATTGCACTCTCATCCAATACAAATTAAATGTTGTGGATGTGACAATTTAACCACGGTAAAAGATGATAAAATTACTGCATTAGATTTGAGTTTGGTAGAGTTAATATCAAATTCAAATCAAAAAAATAATTCTTCTTCTCTTTTTTCCAGAGAAGATCTTGAATATCAAGAAGCAAGAAGAAACCGTAAAGTTAGAAAAATGGAGTTTGAAATTAAATGAGTTGGGAATCCCCAAACCTGTCTAAAGGTGATATTGAATTGCTTACAGTTGCATTAGATGAATATCTTTATGCGTCCAATATAGAAATTCCAGATATGCCAAAAATGGAAAAACTATTACATCGATTGGAAGATCATTTGAATAAGTTTTGATTTTTTATATAATTCAAAATAATAAAATTTATAAGTATTAGTATCCTAATGATGCAAAACAAATGGATCAACACACTTACGATAATTGGGTGAAAATTAAAGAAACATTTGAAAAGTCAGGAAATATAAAAAATATGTTTTATATTAGAGCATGTGAGATTGTAAAAACTAAAAAAGATCCTTTTGCTAAATTTCTTGGAGATTACAAATAAATCTTGACTTATCATTCAATATACGATAAACTTATCTTACACTCAGACAATAAATGAAAGAATTTACATTAAAGCAATTTCAAAAAAAATTTGATAAACTTATTGAAAGAGTTGAAAATGGTGAAACATTTAGAATTGTTGATGGTAAAAGAAAAGCAATTATAACTTCATACAAAGATTATAAAGAAACTGAAGACCTGATTCAAATTTATACAGATCACGAAGAAGGTTGTTAAAATTTTTGGGAGTATAGCTTAATGGTTAGAGCGGCCTGCTTATAACGGGTTAGTCTGGGTTCAACTCCCAGTATTCCCATAGTCACGGATGGACTATAACAGAACTGGTGGAGTCAAATCTGACCCTATAGAAAATAAGTAATGTGTAAAATACTTAAAGGAGAGTTGTATAGACTCTCCTTTTTTGCTATAATAAAATAAAATTATTTTTAATATGAAGACAGCATTAATTACTGGTATTACAGGTCAAGATGGATCATATCTTGCCGAATTATTATTAGAAAAAGGATATGAAATCCATGGTATTATTCGACGCAGTTCTTTAATCAATACTCATCGTATCGATCATATTTACAATAAATTAAATTTACATTATGGAGATTTGACTGATTCTACCAATCTTGTTAGAGTTATTCAGTTAGTTCAACCAGATGAAATTTATAATCTTGGTGCTCAAAGTCACGTAAAGGTTTCTTTTGAGATGCCTGAGTATACAGGACAAACAGATGCTCTTGGAACTCTTCGTATTCTTGAAGCAGTTCGTTTGCTTGGAATGGAAACCAAAGTTCGCATCTATCAAGCATCTACATCAGAAATGTTTGGATTGGTTCAAGAAGTTCCACAGAAAGAGGATACACCATTCTATCCACGCAGTCCTTATGGATGTGCTAAAGTTTATGGATATTGGA